AAATTTTCGGGCTTTCGGACCCGTGAGTGGAAGAATCTTCCTCCCCAGTACCTTGCCGGTGGCCCGGAAAATGGTAGAAAAAGGAAGAAAAGACCGAAAAATCGGACTTTCTCAGCCGTCAAAATCGCCAAAAATCCGGGAAAAATCCCGCCAAAACAGCCCAAAACCCCGGCAAAATGACGGAAAAACGGCGGCAAAACACCGGCGGTGGGCATCCTTTAAGGTATCGCGGGGCGGGCTGAACTGGTGACAGCCTGTCACCGATTCGACCCGGTGCGGGGCGGGTGGCGGGGTGCGATCTGTCCAGCGTCCAGCGGCGGCGGGCGCGATCTCCTACCGGCGCGGGCATCATCGGCCCGGCGCGGCCTGTCCGGGGCGATCTGTCCAGCGGGGCGGGGTGCTGCTGCCCTCTCCTATATAGCTATGTATGGCGGCGGTGTGCGATCTCCTACCGGCGCGGGCATCATCGGCCCGGCGCGCGGCGGTCCTGTCCTATATAGCTATGTAGGGCGGCGGGGCGTGGCGGCGGTCGTATGGCGGGCGGTGCTGGTATGATGTGCGGGCGGGGTGCTGCCGCCCTCTCCTATATGACTATGTAGGGCGCGGCGGCGGGCGATCTCCTACCGGCGCGGCATCATCGGCCCGGCGCGGGGCGGCGGCGGGGCGTGGCCTGTCCATCGTTCAGCGGCGGGCGGGCGCGATCTCCTACCGGCGGCGGGCGGGTGCGATCCACGGAAAAGCCGCCCACGGAAAACAGGCAACAAAAAAGAGGTAGGCGCGGCGCGGGCCGTGTCTACCTCTTTTTTCGCGTCAAATTTTCGGGCGGCCGGAATCACCCGCCGCCGGTGCTGCTGTCGTCCACGTCGGGCGGCTGGAATCCGTCGCGCTCCATGCGGGCGGCGCAAGCGTCCATGATATACCGCTGTATACTTTGCCCCGCATCGACGGCGGCGGCGCGGATTTTTGCGCCGTCCTCTTTTGTCGGTCGGATCGTTATGCTGTCCTGTCGTCGATTGTACGCAATATTTGCCCTCTTTTGGGCGGCGGAAGTCGGCATTTTGTCACCCCCTTTTTTTGAGTATATCACACCCCGCCCCAAACGTCAACGTATACATTTTTCACAGTTTTCTACGTCTACGTTTGTGCATTCATCCAAACTATACGTTGACGTATTGACAACAGACAAACGTAGACGTATAATGCAATCACACCAAGCGAAACACCGCAAAACAGAAAAGAGGTCAAGCCGCATGAAACTTTCTGAAAAGATCGCCGCGATTGAATCCGGCAAATACGCCGTAACATGGACGACCCCCGACGGGTCGATCATGAAAGCCGCCGATTATGGCCCGTACTACGTTGTTTATCGCAACGGCGAACCGATGGGCGCGATTGACACCGCCGATGATCTGGACACTTTCGCCGCCGCAAACCACTACACCGCATGAACCGCTGGACACCTTGACGGGCCGCACCGCTGAAAGCGACCCGATCCCAACGCCCCGCCGGGGTGAATCAAACCAGAAAAGAGGTGAAAGCCATGAATAAAGAGTTTTTCAAGCTGCCGAAAGCTGTCAAGCGGGCAGTATGGGCCGCTCTTCTTGCCGAATGGCAAAAGAAAAAGCCCGCCACCCGGTAAAGGGTGACAGGCTTGCAAGATAGGTTTTCGCATCCCGATCTTGCAATGATTTTACCAGCTTTCGCCGGTAAAGTCAAGCGGACACTTTCAAGGGCTGCACCGCTGCCGCAAAAGCAACCCTATGCCACCGCCCCGCCGGGGTGAATCAACAGAAAAAGAGGTTTTGAACCATGACAGCACTTGACCGCAAAATAAACCAGATCGCCGCCCGCCACGGGTGGAGCATCGAGAAGCAGCACCGCGCCGCCGTCGATTGCTATATCATCGACGCGGCAACCTATGAGGATGCCGGGAAGATCACCGCCGCGCTGAACCGGTGCAAGGGTTTACACCTTGAAACGCTGTCGCCGCTCCACTATGAATCGTGGGCCGTCAAAGTTTGCGACGCTGGACAGTGGGACGCATGGCGGGAGCGGGAGCGGCAAAAGTCCGCCCTTGTTGATGTGTTCTATAACGCATTGAGGACGAACGGCGGCGACCAGAACGCCGCAAAAGCGGTTCAGTGCGAAACCGCTGTACAGTGGAACGCCGTGGAAGCGTTCAATCTGATTTACGCATGACCCCGCCCCGGATACCTTGACGGGCCGCACCACGAAAAAGCGACCCGATCCCACCACCCCGGAAACATCCGGGAGAAAGCCGAACACGAACCCCCAAAAACGAAAGGAGCAAACGAACCATGAAACGAATCTTGACCGCCGCCGCACTCGCCGCCGCGCTGCTGTCCAGCGCACCCCGCGCTGCTGCCGCCTGTCCCTACAAAGTCGGCCCTTTGGGGCGGTATATCGCCCCGGCCATTGTGAAAGGCATGACCGCCACCAACGAAAACCAGATTGAAGTCTGGTGCAGTGACGCGCTGGACGGCGACGACTGGTATTTTCTGGTGGACGGCGAAACCGATTTGCGGATTTTTGACCGGATCGATCTTGTGGTCGATGCCAACGGAACCCCGGACGATTTCAGCGACGACAAGGTTATTGACGCGCTGTATTGCCACGATTGCGACGAAACCGAAGATTGAAAGGGGTGTACAAAATGCGCTTTCAGATCGTCTACATGAAACGGGGTTTTCCCCTCACCACATGGGCCAACAACGCCGACCGGGCGCACCAACTGGCCGAACAGCTACGCCGCGCCGGTTATTCCGTGGACGTGTGGCGGCACACCGAAGAGGGATCACGAAAAACCGATCTTTGACCCCGCCGGACACCTTGACGGGCCGCACCGAACGAAAGCGACCCGATCCCATTCCCCCGGCACACCGCCGGGACGATCCACAAAATGAAACACGAAAGGAAGTATTTACCATGACGAATAAACAGATCATCCGCGCCGCCGCCGAACGTCTTGACCCGGCCACGCTGCACCAGATCGCCACCGCACACCACACCCCGGAAGAGATCGCCGCCGTTGCTGCATCTTGCAAGATCGTTGACAAGGACGGCAACGAAAAGCCCGCCACCGCCGCGGACATTGAGATCATGTTTGCAGCGGACGAGCTGCACACGTTCGACTTCTGGAAGAAAGAAGGCAAGAGCGTCAAAAAAGGCGAAAAAGCATTGCTTGAATGCTACTTGTGGAAGTACACCACGAAGCCCAGCAAAGAGCAGCGCGAAAAGGCTGCGGCAGAGGGCAAGGAAGCCGCACCCGATCCGCATTACTACCCTACGAAGTCCCATCTTTTCAGTTGCTTACAGGTTGAAAGCAGCAAGCCCGCCCCGCAAGCCCGGTTCAAGTCCACGGCGGAGATCATCGCATACAACAAGCGGCTTGCAGCCGAACGCAAGGCCGCGAAAGCCGCAAAGGAAGCCGCCGAAAAAGCAGCAGCCGAAACCGTCCGCCCCGCGCCGGTCGTCGTTGAAGAGCACCACGAACTTCCCGAACTGGTTCACGTTGAACCGCTGCCCACGAAAAAGGCCGTGAAAAAGCCCCGCACCACGAAAGCCGCCCCGGATGCCGTCAAAAAGGCAGAACAGGCCGCACGGGATGCAATGAACCGCTTTATTGCTGTTCCCGAAACCGACCGCGCCGGACAAGCCGCCGCCCTTGCTGAGTGGCGCACCGCACGAACCGCCGTAGAGGAAGCAAAGAAGCAGCCCGCCGCCCCGGTCGTCGATCTGGACAAGCTCGAAAAGCTGTTTGGTGAGCATTATTCCCGGCTGTACCGCTCTCACGATGACGACGAAAGCCACGAATACCGGGAAGCGGTGAAAGAGTTTGACAACCGTTCAAAGAATGACCCCGCGTTTCATGCGCTGGTGGATCAGTGGGTGCAGAAGATGCACGACTTTATCAGCAGCGACCGGGAAGCAGCCGCCTTTGTGATGGCCTTGCACGAACTCGAAGAAGAGCAGAGCAAGCCCGAAATGGTTCCCAGCGTCCAACAGCTCGACTTTGCAAGCATCGCCGCCGGTGTGCTGGCATGATTCCAGCGCGGACACTCTAGCCGGGTTGCACCGCACAAAGCAGCCCAGCCCCACACCCCGCCGGGGTGAATCACGAAAACGAAAAGGAGATTATACCATGACCGCCAACGAAGAGAAGAACGAACTTGTTGTTGTGGATGTTCCCAACGTCCATATCTACGCTTTCACCGTGTCCGGCTGGCCCACGCCCCGCACCGCCGAAGAGGTGTTGAACGCCGCCCGGAAGAGCACCGCAGAAAGCATCCAGCGGATCACCCAGATCATCGAGTCCGGCGACTACGAAAGCGACCGGGGATATTGGGAAAGCCGCCTTGCGCAAGAAAAGGCCCGCTCTTATGCCGTCATGACCTACGGCGAATGGCTGGACTTTGAGCGGAAAAAGCTGCTCACCCCGGAAATGGTCGAGATCACTAAACAGGACTATGAGAACGCGCTGAACGTGTTGCCGCCGCGCAACTGGCACACCCGGAACAACATCGAAGAGTTTTGCAGCCGGGAAATGTACAGCGGCACTTACACCACGCAATATGCGTTCCAGCTTGTAACGGGCCGCTACTTTGCGAAAATGGTTGATTGCGCTGATTCTTCCACATGGTTGAGCACGATTTTAGCCCAGCAGTAAAACGGATGCCTTGACGGGCCGCACCGAACGAAAAGCGACCCGATCCCACACCCCGCCGGGGTGAATCCAACACGAAAAGGAGAACCAACCA